CTGACTATGTAGCGTTGCAAGATGACTTTTCTATGCAAGGCGGTTTTAACTTGCTTGATAACGCTGAATTAAAAGCGTCCATCGGTACTGCTAAAAGCATCATCGGCGGTGAAGCACCTAGCGCAAGCCTTTCGCACTACCTTCGAGCATCTGGCGTTGAAGGCCAAGCACCAAATTATAGCTTACTTTTAGAAGCTTGCCTTGGTGCAACTTCGGTCGCAGCGACTGAGTATGACACAATTGCAGGCTCAACTGCTGCTGCGTTAAAAGTTGGTGCCGGTGAAGGCGCTCAATTTGAACGTGGTGAAGCTGTTTTAATTAAAGATGCTGCAAACGGTTACCGTATCCGTTGCGTTGACTCTGTTGCTAGCGATGACCTAACACTTAGCTTTGAAACTCCCGTCGCAACTCCTGCAGCTATTAACCTGGGCAAATGCGTTCTTTATAAGCCAGCTAACGACTCGCACCCGACGCTTACACTCTGGCACTACCTCGGACAAGGCGGCGCTCTTCAGGCGATGGCAGGAAGCCGTGTAACGAGTGCATCGTTTGATATCTCTGCCGGCGAACTTATCAACGCAAGCTACAACCTTGAGGGCGTTGGTTTCTACTTTGACCCTATGGAAGTTGAAGCTGGAGCAAACAAAATTGACTTTGATATTGGCGCTGGAACTATTACGGCAACCGTACCTGTTAAGCTATATAAGACACCTATCGAACTTGCTGACGCTGTTGCAACTTCTATGAGTGCCGCTGCTGGCGTAACTATTACATGTGAATATAGTTCTGCTGACGGAAAATTCACCGTTGCTAAAGCTTCTGGAACTCTTGCCGTAGATTGGCTAACTGGCACTGATTCTATCGGCGCTGTTCTAGGCTTTACGGCTGACGACACTGGAGCACTTAGCTATCAGTCTGACGCAGCTGTTGACTTTAGCTCTCCTCAAAATCCATCGTTCGATAACGCCGACCCATTGGCCGCAAAAGATAATGAAGTGATGATTGGCTTTGCCTCTGAGTTTGCTTGCTTTAAAGCATCTGCCGTTAGCATGACGATTGATACTCCTAAAGCTGATATCCCTTCGGTATGTTCAGCTTCTGGTATTCAAGGCTCTATCGTTCAAAGCCGCTCGGTTACTATTACTGTCTCTGCTTTGCTTGAAAAATATGACGCAAAACAATTTGAGCGTTTCCGCCAAAATGCTGACGTAAAATTCCAATATAGTTTTGGTCAAAAAACAGGTGGTAACTGGACACCGGGTAAGGCAGGATGCCTTTATGTACCAACCGCAACGCTTTCTTCATTCGCTGTATCTGATGCAGATGGCTTGGCTCAACTTGATATTGAGCTAAAAGCTTTTGTAAATTCAAACGGTGACGGTGAAGTTTACGTTGCCTTTGTTTAAGGGCAATTATGAAAACAATTAAAATAGTTCCGACAGTTTGTAAGGGTGATAACGCTACTTGGGAAGGTAGCGTGACGCTCAGAATGCCGACGTTTGATGAAAAATTTGATTACTTAGAAAAGATTCAAATTTCTGTCAATGATGAAGGAACCGTTGAAGGTAGCCAAAACCAAAAGTTAAAATCAATTCGTGAAATGGTGAAGCTATCCAAAGATCACTATCTTGAAGTTGATTTAAAATCAAAAGCAACAAAAGAAGAAGTTAAGTCTTTTGACGAGATGCAATACGTTGACGACCTTCACGGGGCTCTTGTTGAAATTGCTGGCATGATGCTTAATGGTTTTAAATTGGGAAACGGTTGAAGGCCGCTATCAGAATGCAAACAAGGGCCAGTTATAGAGGCTCTTTAATGCAAAATGAAGCGGCACCCTTTATTGCCGAATACTCTCAGCGCAAGAGGCTTGCTAAACTTGGTTATACTTCAAATATATCCGAGCTATGTGCACTTAAAGCTGAGATTTTTGGTATAATCGACGTTGAACTTGATAAATGCCAAGCCGATGACATGAGGTCAAAACATGGCAGAAAATGACGTAACTATCCAAATAAAAGTTGAAGCCAAGGATGCACAGGCGGCAATTGAGCTATTTGGTAAGGAAAGCGTTCGGGTACTACAAAAAACAGAGTCTCAAGCTGATTCATTTTTTAGTTCATTTGCCAAGGCCAAAGGCACATTAGTTGCGGCTATTGGTGCTATTACTGCAGCCTATTACACAATGTCTTCAGCAATTGGACAAGCCGTAGAAGATGCAAAACTTACTCGCCAGATTGAAGCATCACTCAGGGCTACAGATGAAGCAAGCAAGGCAGCGGTCGACGGAGTTTTAGAATTTGCCGATGCACTAAAAGCGGCTACTGGCATTAGTGATGATTTAGTAAAACAAACATTTATTACTGCCAAATCATTTGGTGTCACAACCGATCAAGCCAAAGAACTAACCAAGGCGGCTATTGATTTAGCTGCAGCCACCGGCGTAGATGTTGAAACTGCAGTTAGACAACTTGGCGGTACACTTGATGGCTCGATAGGTAAGATTGGAAATCTTGGTAAAGAATTTAGAAACCTTACCAGTGACCAATTAAAAGCCGGCGACGCAATTGGTCTAGTTAACGAAAAATTTGGAGGAACTGCATCTAAAGAACTTGATACATATCAAGGAAGCATTAACTCTCTCAAAAATGCGTGGGATGATTTTCTAAAAATCATTGGTCGAACTGTTGTAAATTCTGACATAGCAAAAAACGCAATTGCCGGGCTTGCTAGTGTCATAGATTCTTTTAATGTATCTGTAACTAACACTAAAGATACAACTGAAAACCTTGATAAATCTATTGGGGTTTTATATGCGCTCGGCGCAAGTTCTAGCCAAATAGAAAAAGCTGTTAATGCTTCTTTAAAGGCTCAAGAAAGTTTTAACCAATTAGGTTCGTCCATTGGAAAACAGTCCAAGGAAATCGAGCAAGGCTTTGCCGGTATAGTTAATCAGGCGCAGGGTAGTACCAGCGCCATGGCTGATTTTGAGGAAAGGTTATCAAGTTTTCCAGATGCTGTTATTCCTCCGCTTCAAAAAACCGGTAAAGAGCTCGAAGAATTAAAAAATAAGGCAAAAAAACTTGCTGAAGAAGCACAAAAATTTAAAGAAGGTATCTTTGGTGATTTCGGCTCACAAGTAGAAAAAGAAGCTTCAAAAGCTCAGCAAGCTCTTTTAAAAGTACAAGAGTTTGAAAAACAAGGGGCATTGTCGGCTAAAGATGCTTATGATTTGCGCCTTAAAATTGCTCTAGACTTTAACCAAAAGCAAATCGAATCTGCGAAACGTGCCGCTGATGAAGAGAAAAAAACTTATGAAGAAGTATTGGCGTCCGCTAAAGCTGCAAATGACCAAATCCGAGCGGAGTTTGAAAAACAGCAAGTATTTTTAAAATCAGTATTTGAAAATCCTTTTGGAAATCTTGCCGATAAACTTGGTGCGCAGATTGCACGGGCTGTTGAGTTTGCAAAATCTGGCATAGATATTGGTTCACCATTCAAGGAAGGCGAAATAGCTGCCAGTATATCCGGCGGTTTGGCTTTAGCGTTACAGGGTAAGGCCGGGGCTACTAAAGCGATATCTGGTATTGCTGAAACAATTGGCGCTTCATTTGGTATACCGGGCCTCGGTGCGATTACCGAATTGCTTTCACAAGGCCCTGAGGCTACTAAAAAGTTTATTACAGAATTTATCAAATCTATTCCTGATATAATTCAGGCAATTTCTGAATCTATACCTGTAGTCGTTGAAGCGTTAGTTGATACGCTTGTAAACAAAGGCGGGGCTTTAAGGATTGGAATAGCTATTGCGAAAGCAATGGCAGGCCAACCTGTATTTGCCAAATTATCAGAAGAAATATTCGGTAAATCTGGTGAAGAACTCGGCAAAGCTGTCACTGATGGCGTGACAGAGTATTCAAGTAGCGCACAGGATGCTTTCACTCAGTTCTTTACTGAGATTGGGCCAGCCTTTGGAAGAACATTTGAAAGCCTTGGTAGAGACCTTGAAAACTCATTCGAAGGGTTCGACGATAGATTCAATAGTGCTATAAATTCTTTTGCCGTCAGCTTTTCTGGCGCTATAACTGATTTTATAAACGCTATAGGCCCTGCCTTTAGTCAATTCTTTAATGATATTGGGCCTGCACTTGAAATAGCATTTGGTGGCCTTATAACTGGAATTGTAGACGGTATTAGCAATGTATTTATGCCAATCGAGAACGCATTGCTTGGGCTGGCTGACATGATTCGGCAGTTTGCAGATTCTATTACACCACAAAATATTGGCGGCAGTGGTGGTGGTAAAGGTGTGATTTCTGAGTTTCTTGGGCTTGCTAAAGGCGGTATTGTATACGCCGCTCAAGGCACTTTAGCTAAAGGAACAGATACCGTCCCGGCGATGTTAACGCCCGGGGAGTTAGTGGTTCCAAGAGATATGGTCAGCGAATTAGGCGCTTATTTATCGGCTCAGCGTGACACTTCTGGAGCTAGCAATACCGCTATGCTTGCGTCTATACTGTCTGAGGTTCAAAAACCTATCGTCGTACAAGCCGAAGCTAAAGTGAATCAATCGGCTTTTGCTGATATAATTTTGCAACTGAACCGACAAAATGCGAGGCTAACGGCATGACGGTAAGCCAACAAAATGCTAGATTTTGTTTTAATAACTGGCTTGACTCTGGAGCGTTCACGTCGACTCCTGCGCAACCCGATTACCCTACGTCTAATCTATATGACCCCATTCGAAGTAAACTATGGAAAGCGTCGCTCACTTTCGAAATACCGGCGACGGCGAATAAGTTTTATATTAATGGGACGACAAAAACGATTACGCCGGGAAGCTATTCAAAATCAGAATTAACTATTGCTATAAATGCTTTAATATCTGGAATTGCCATAATCGCAACAGATGATGCCAATAAATTTTATTTTGATTCTTTAACTGCTTCAGACATTAGTTTAAATATTAGCAACCAAGCCAACGCTATTTGGAATATTTTGGGTTATTTTGGAACAGTGGATAGGTCGGGGCCAATAGTTGAAGCTGATGAGCAAAGAGCCTCAACAGGCGAGTGGTTCAAAATAGACTTAGGTTTACCTCAAATCGCCGATTTTTCTGCAATATTGCCAGAAGCTAACTCAGTTTTTAAAATGAGAACTTCACGCATAAGACTGCAGGGAAATAACTTAGATACATGGGATAACCCTCCTGTCGACCTTGATTACGAGGTTAGCGACTTTGGTGCTTTCATTGCTCCTAATGACGCTCAGCCTTGCCGTTTTTGGCGCATATTTATTGATGATAAAAAAAATCGGTCTATTGAAGCTAACGTTTTGTATCTTGGTAGCGCAGTCACTCCTACAAATACAAATATTGCTGTCGGTTTTACACGTCAGCGTGAAGACTTGAGCGCAAGGCTTATTTCTGAATCCGGAGCTCTTTACGTTGACCGCCGACCTAAACAACTTGCAATTTCTGGCATGGGTGTCCAGTTTTTAAAAGATGAAGAGCTAGAGGAAATGGAGCAACTTTTCTATGACCTCGGAGTAGAAAACCCATTTTTCCTCTGCATTGATCCAAGAAAAAATGTCAGCCTAAAGCTCTCGCAAATGACTCACTACCTTTCTGTTACAAGCCCGCTGCAGCTACAGCACGTATTGCGTGGTTATTATAATTTATCGGTCGAAATGAGGGAGGTCATTTAATGAATATAGAACTGTACCCCCGCAACGCTTATTTTATCGTTATTGAGGCAATCAAAAGTAATCTTGGAAAATATTACAACGATACTTGGGGCGACCTCAATATGGTTCATATGAGAGTTTATAACAAGGTTACAGTGCCTTACGAATATAATTTAAGACTCGTTTTATCTAGCTACGAAAACGGAGCACCAATACACAGCTCAGATTGGTTCAAGTTTAGTAACGACGTAACAGGCCAAGTTGGAAACGATTGGCTTGGAGATATTATTTTTACTTTTCCAGAGTACCCGATGACAAATCAATTGGATTACTTTCTAAGTATGGAAACTCAGTTTTATAATCCTGACAGTGTTGAAACTTATTTGGCCGTATGGTGTGATTGGATGCAGCCAGTAGGCATTGAAAACACTGCCGGAGCTAGAGCCGCTATCGGAGTCAAGCGATGACGTTTGAGGCAGAAGCACAAAAATCAGCAAGTGAAAGATTTTTTTTAGTCAAATTAAAAGGGCGTGTCGGCTTAGAGCCAGTGTCTACAGCGACTCCAAACGTTTATAAAGCATATATTTTGCCAAAAAGCATTGATTTTTTAATTGAAGAAATCTACGTAAACGGCGCTTTAATACCTTCGAACAAGTGGTCTTTGGGCGAAGACGAATATGGTAAGTTTATATTAATAGAGTCAGCTACAAATCTTGCAGACTTAGATAACGTAACTTATTTTGAGCACGGTATCTATATGACTGGCGGCGTGGTTCGTTATACAACTTTAGTAGACTCCGGTATTGCTACAGCCTCATGGCTACCTAAGATTAAAAACTACCCTCAATTTTCGCAGTCTATGCGTGACATTGCAGAGGGAGTTTTCAGCCTAAGCAATACTTCAATTGACGTAATATCTACTGATACGTTTTTACAACTTAGTGCTGATAGTTACGCCAATGCCCCGGTTACGGTCTGGGCTTGTATAGACTCTCCAAATACAAACCGTCGAATATTTGACGGCGTCGTTTCCTCTATAAGTTATCAATACGGAGTTTGCACCTTTAACTTAATTGATACATTTAACACTCTTAAAGATTCGGCAGAATTTGGAGATAGGAAAGAAGCCTACAATTATAAAACAAATACTAGAACTCCATACATAAGCCAAGCCGACGAAAACAGTACGGCAACGCTTGTCGTTGGTCGGACTAGCCCATTAATTGTAAGCAATGGAGGCCGCCAGAGCGGAAACTATGGAGATTTTTATAAGTTTTTTCATTTGTCAGACGGACTCAGAGCTATACCGTTAACAGAAAATTTTGAGCAAGCGACGTCAGTTCAATTCTATTTAGGCAGAATGATAGGTAATCAACTTAAAAAACTTACATTCGGAAACATCATCAGGTCGTATCGTCTTTATACAAATGGCGGTTATGCTGATTACGACAAAAACTACACAACGCAGGCTGTCGATTATCACCCTATTATTTTAATGTATTTAGATAATTTTAACGGTGAGATTGGCGACTATATACCTAACCTAACCATTACAGGCTCGGGTGCCGCTACCTATAAAGCATTTTGCTGCCATAACCAGCTATTTACATTTGAAGGTAATCTTTATAACTGCGCATTTGCTCCGGTAGTTTATAGCTATAATACAAATGATTACCGCATTTCCGGCTCAGTTAGCGTTACGCTTCCGGCGGCGAATACGGTTCCCTCAATATCGTTATTCTCTGAGGGTAACGGAGATATCCAATATAAATATGACCGGGTGGACAAGCCTAATCCAGCAAGTGCTGCGACGTTAGCGATGAAGTATAGTGGTAGATATTTGCC